ATGGGATTTTAGCAAAAACAAAATTTGCATCAATTGATTTTGCAAGTGACATTTATCAATTATACAAAGAAGGTGTAATGAATGCGTGGTCAATTGGATTTATTCCTGATTGGCAAGAAGCTGTTGATTTAGAAAATGGATATTTATTTAATAAGTGGGAGCTTGTGGAATACTCAGCGGTGTCAATTCCCGCAAATCCAGATGCTATTACTATAGGGAGATCAATTGTCAAGAGTTATGAAGGGATTAAATTAATTGAAGAACTTGAATTTAAGAACAAAATTGAAGAGCTCATGCAAGAAAACAAAAAAACACTTGCCGAGATTGAAAACTTAAGAAAAACAATTGATAACATTAAGTCTAATACTGAAAGTGATGAATTGAAATTAGTGCAAGAAAGTATTTTAGAGCTTAATTCTAAACTCGAACAATTTGAGAAGTTTATTAAAAAAGATGTTACTCAAAAGACAGAGATAGTAGGCAATAGCGATTTGACAAAGCTTGTCAAAGAAGCTGTTGCTGGAGCTATTAGTCAAATTAAGGGTAACATCAATTAACGATGTTTAACTAATTTGAATATGGAGGTAAAAATGGAAAATCAAGCAACTTATAATTTCACATCTGATGAAATTAAAGCTATTATCACGGCTTCTGTTTTAGAAGCATTTAAACAAAGCAATGCGACTAAACCTGAAGTGAAACTTGAAGATGAAGAGAAAAATCCAACTATTGCGTTTTCTAAATCTTTGAAGAATGCTTATAATATGGTTGTCGGCAAGGCGGCAGATCCTATGAAAGAAGGCACTGCTTCTGATGGTGGTTATTTAGTGCCTGAAGTTACTAAACCGAAGATTTTAGAATTGCTTTCTACTTATGGACAAGCACGAAAACTCTTTACAATTATGCCGATGGGTAGTAACCCTATAGTTAATATTCCAAGCGTAAATACTGGTGCAACGGCATATTTTGTAAATGAAGGTATAGAGGCAACATCTTCAAAACCAACTCTTAACCAACTTACTTTAACGGCACAGAAATTAATCGGTCTTGTAGTAGTAACACGGGAGTTGCTGGAAGATGCTATTGTAGATGTTAGTGATTTCATAATTCAGCAACTTGCTAAAGCAATCGCACAAAAAGAGGATTCGGCTTGCTTCTCTGATGCCTCACCATTTACTGGTATTTTCAGCACTGGTGTTACTCCAGCAAATTTTGGTTACTCTTATGATTTATTAGGTTCTATATCAAATTTGAGTTATGATGTTTTATTAGAGGCTGTTTATAATTTAGACCAGTCACTTTTAACTGGTGCAAAGTGGGCAATGCATAGGACAGTTTTTGCTAAGGTGAGAGAATTAAAAGATAGCACAGGTAGGCCTTTAATTTACGATGCTAATGCAGGTAATCCTGCAACACTTTTTGGCTTCCCAGTTGTGTTGATTGAAAAAGCACCAGCGGTTTCTGCAACACTTGAAAATAGACCTTATATTATCTTTGGTAATTTTGAAAATAGTATATTTGGTGTTAGAAGTGAAATAACTTACGAAGTAAGTAAAGAAGCGACAGTCAATGGAACTTCGCTCTGGCCGAGTGGTCAAGTTGGTATCTTGATGCAAGAAAGAATTGCATTTAACCCTGGGCTTTTGAAGGGTTATTCTGCAATATTTGGATAATAATTTAATGGGGGCTTTGCCCCCTTTAGGATTTATATGGTTAAGTGTTTAGTAAAATTCATTAAAGATTATGGTAAATACAAAAAAGGTGATGTGATTGTAATCAATTACTCAAAATATTTTGAGTTAAAAAATTATGTCATCTTGCTTAAACTTTATACTGATTTAGGGATTATTAAAAAATGATAAGCATTTTTGAATTCAAAGAATTTAATAAGCTTGACCAGACTAATACTGAACTGGATAATTTTATTCAATTGCTAATTGATATTGCAGTTGATAATGCTATTAATTATTTGAATTATGATTTTAGAAAAAAAGATTATGTTGAATTATATGATGGCGACAATTCAGATAGATTAATTTTGAATAATTATCCAGTAAATAGTGTGTTAAGTATTGGCAAGTATGATAGTTTAACAGGAAGTTTTAAGATGTTAGTTCAAGGTATTGATTATTCAAGACTTATTATTAAAGACAAAGCAATGATAATCCTTGAAGGTGGGCTATTTGATGCTGGGAATCAAAACTATCAAATTAGTTATAATGCTGGTTATGATGATATTGAATTACCGAAAGATATTAAACTTGGGATTTTAGAGCTTGCAAGTTTGTATTTCAATGAAAGCTCGCAAGGGCAGGGAATGTTATTTGTAATCCAAAAGAATAGACCTCAAATGGGAATGACGGAAAATTTTGATAAAAATGCTGAGCAAAGAATTTTTGAAACAAGATTTCAAAAATATCGCAGGTATAATGTATGAGTGAGATTTTAAAAGCAATTGAAGATTGGTTTGAGCAAGATTTATATCAATCTATTATTCAGAATTTTGATGCAAGTGGAACACCAAAAACAATCTGGGGTGGTGGTGGAAGCCAATTGCTTTTGAAATCTAAAAGACTCGCAAATTCGTGGCTTGGCAGTTCAAGTGATAGTGTAACAAAAAGAACTATTACTGAGAATAAAGTTACCTTTGAACGATATACTAAAGTGCCTTATGCAAGGCTTCACGAATACGGCGGGCTAATTACGGTTACACCAAATATGAGACGATATTTCTGGATGCTTTATTTTCAACATAAAGGGACTGAACTTGGTAATGCATCAAGGCGTGTGGCATTGTTTGGAAGTGTTTTGAAATTCCCATCAAGAGCTTATTTGAGACCTGCTATTCAAAAAGCAATTGAGAAGTTGCGTGAAAAAATTAGTCAAGGTTTAAGATATGAAATTTTGAAAGATTTTAAGAATGAGAAATGAAATTCTAAATACTTTGAAGACTGATTTGCTAAGACTTGAAAAAGTCAAAAATGTAACATTTAGAGCTTTATCTTTAGATGAGATTAATTACTCAAATACTCCGTTTGTGATGATATTTGCTTTAAGTGAAGATATTAAACGATGGGAGAATACAAGAATTTCAACTTTTGAAATAGGAGTAAGTTGTGTTTTGTATGCTGATGATAGAAATCCAGATAAATTAAAAGATACAATTGAAATTTTTATTGAAGATGTAAAACAATGGATTGATAGTGAATTAGATTTATACAAAATAGATGGAGTTGAATATTTTGATTTAATTAAAATTTCACCAGTATTTAATGCTGGTGATGATTTAGGAATAGTAGAATTTATTTTTCAAATAGTTTATGTTAACTAATAAAGGAGGTAACTATGCCAGAATGGACAATAACAAGAGATAAAGGTGCCATAACTAAATATGGTGGCGGTATTATCAAAATCTTAGAAGTTGATGATAGCGGAACTCCAGTAACTGGTGCATCAGCGATTGATTTGGGTTATATTCAAGAGACCGTGTTATCAGATCAAACAGAAACAGAAGCAGTAAGTGACGAAACAGGGAACAAGGTTCAAGAATTTGAAGGGCAAAGAAATGTTAAGCTTACTGCAACTTTGATGCAGACAGGCAAAGATGTGCTTGACCTTGTAAAAGAAGTTAGAGGGAAATACTGGCAAGTGTATTATTTATCGAGTAAAAATGTAAATGGCAAAAAGCAAGAAATTATATTTGCTATCGGTAGGATTAAACCTGCTATTGAATTAAATTCTTTACAGAAGCGAGTTGCGATTGAAATCAACTTCTTAAAGAACGAAGCTCAAATTTCAGTTCAGCCATCAACAACTTATGGTGGATACGCAACATCAGCGACAATTTACGCTGGTGAATATTACACAATTGTAGAAACATAACATTGAAGAATTATGACATATAAATTAACTGATAATATTGAAGTTAAACTAAACAAAGTTACTCCAAGGGCACTTAAAAAACTTCGTGAAAGTGGAGTGTATGATTATAGCAAACCGACTAACGAAGTGTTTCAGGAGTTACAGAAAGTATTCCTTGAAGATGACGGAAAATTTAGACTCCTTTTAGAAGGACTTTTTGAACAAGTGCCTGAGGGGGTTGAACTTGAAGATATTAACTTAGACGAAGTGAGTAATGCTCTATTTGATTTTTTCGGGAAGTTGGCAGGGCGTTTAGGGACATTGAGTCTCTTATCAATGACTTCAATGAATTCCGACTTGAAGACGAATTGATTTTAAGTTCTTTAACTTCAGCCCTGCCTGATAAATATGATCTGGATTATCTTGTTTATAATTCGAGTGATAATATTTTACAAGAAGAAATTATTTGGAATACTGAGATAATACAACTTTATAAAAGGTTGTTACTTAAAAAATTTGATAGTTGGGTTAAAGAGCAATATCAAAAATCTCTGGAAATGAGGCGAAATGGCTGATGTAAATCTTGGCGTAAAAATAGAAGCTGATGCTAAGGGTATATTAGACCTC